CATCTCGGCGGCCGAGCGGAAGGCGGAGCGGATGCCGGCTTCCCCGAAGGTCCTACACCAGCCAACGCGATCGTACCCGTCCACAGGGGTGTCATAAATCAGCTCCCCCGAGGCGCGGTACGCGTCCAGGACCTTATACTGCTCTGCCGGGGGCAGGGCCTGGTAGGCCTCATCCATGAGCAGTGCTGAGGAGAACACGCGGGGGGGCGGTTCAGGTTCCTGGAGGGTAGCCTGGGTCCATCCCTCCTCCAGGCCAGGGAGCGGTTCCGGGGGCTGCGGGCCAGGTGTGACCTCCCCAGGAACCAGGGACTCTGTCAGGGACAACTGGCCCTGGCTAGGCTCCATCTCGGGGGGGAGCCCCTCCCGTCCGCTCCGAGGGACGAGCTCGATCCCGGGCCAGGTCTCCCGGGCCCCGGCCAGCTCCTGGAACTTGGACGTCCCCCGGACCCGGGTCTTGGGCTCTCCCGGAATCTGCAGGTCGTAGCCACCCGCCCCCGCCTGTTCCGCTACGAACGCCCAGTCCTCGTCGGATGCCGGCGGGAACTCCTTAAGCGCCGCGTTGAGCTCGTCTAGGTCCCTCACTTACCCTGGCCCCTCTTGCGCCGGAGGTAATCCTCTGCACTGGAGGCGCCGCTACCCGGCTCAGGCTTCGGCCCCGCCGGTTCCGTGTAGAACCAGGACTTGATGACCTTCCAGAGACTGGGGCCGCCGATTCCCTCGATCTCCTGCAGAGCCTCCTCCATGGTGGCTGGCCGGCCGTACTTGAGGGACATGAGCTCCATGTACGCGTTGGCCATCATGGCCTTGTTGACGGGGTCCGTGCCCTTCCCCGCGGATGCAAGGACCTTCAGGAGGGCGAACGCCTGGCCCTCCTTGCGCCAGGAGTCCCCCAGGTTCTCGGGTGGTGCCCCCGGCACCGGGGCCAGGATGTAATCGATGAACCCGCGGATCTGCGCCGGCTTCGCCCCCGGGAACGTCCCCGCGAGCTGGACGGCCGCCTGGCCCCGCATCTGCTGCTGGGCCGTTTCCAGGGCGTTCCTCTCCTCGGCCTGACGTTGTGCGATCGTTTCCCGGTGCCGGGTTTCCTGCGACGTGAGCTCGGCCGCGTGCCGTTCCTTCTCCGCCGCGAGGCGGGTATCCAGGAGCCCCTTCTCGAACCGCTGCTCCCCGGCCTGTTCGGTGGCTCCACGAGCCGCCGTCGTGGGGAGGGCCATGGCCAGCCTCTGGACGTCCGTCTGGATGGCGCCCTCTTGTCCTTCCACTTCCTCAACCGCCCCGGCGTAGAGCTTCTCCCGGACCGCTTGGATCCGGGACATCCAGTCCATCGGGGTGTTCACTACCAGGCCCGGTCCGTGGGCTGTGGACATGGCTCCTGTCGCGGACGAGGGCGTTTGCGCTCCCGCGGGCTGGGCACCACGGATCGAGCCTTCCTTGGTAACGTCCTGTCGTCCCACGGGCTGGCCGGACGGCTTCGGCCCCGGCACCGCCTCCGTAGTCGGGATGATGTCCGAGGCGAGCTCGGGGAACAGTAGCATCAGGCTCTTGGCCCGATCCATGGTCCCCGCATCGTCGAGCCTCCCGCCGTTGGAGAGGACCTCGACCATTGCCGCCGCCGGCTGGATCCCGGAACGGATCCTGTTCGCGATGGCGTCCATCATCCCACCCGCGTCGAGCACCCGACGGTCCCAGTCCTCCCGTGCCTCGGGCTGGGCCCCCGCAACGCCGAAGAAGTTGAACACCGCGTTGCGGACCGGGTCCCCCTCCTTCCAGACGGGCGGAGCTCCTGCCCGCTTCCCTTCCTGTCGTCGCTTGAGTGCAAGTTCGGTAAACTCGCCCATGGTATCCTCCTAGCCGGTTCCCGTGTCCCCGCCGCCGGGGGTGGAAAAGCCGAAGTTCGCGACACCAGATGCACCCACGGTGGACCCTGCGGTCGACTTCCGGAACTCGAACGGATCCGTGAACCCGAGACCGAGGTAGGTGGGGAGCATCCCCGGCCTCGTCTGGGAGATGTACTCCCCGTACTGGGCTTCCTCGAGCTGTTGCTGATACGCCTGCATGGGGTCGGCCGCCGCCAGGTAGTTGGGCAGCATTCCCATCGCCTGGAGCCACCGGTCCCGGAGCGCCTGCTCCTGGCGGACCTCCTCCATCCCAAACGCCTCTTCCAGTTCCCGGAACCGGCCCGTGAGCTCCCGGGAAGACTCGCGCGCGAGCACGTTCGTGTCGACACCGTATCCGGAGGCGCCGAAGTGCTCCTGCATCTCAGGGAGCAGGTAATCCGAGATGTCCCCCTTGAGCCGAGATCTGGCTGCCTGGTGCGCCCCCTGGACGTTTACAGGGGTCCTGAACCCGAGCAGGCTCTGGGCAGCTTGCATCTGCACGGCAGAGGGCGGGATCACCATCGACCCCCTGTACGGGTCGAAGTTGAACCCGGCGAACCCCATCTCCCGAATCCGGCTGCCGGCTGCACCTAGGATATCGGACTCGAACTGGAGGGCCGACGCCGAGGGGGAGGAGGCGCCCGTAGACCGGGCACTGGATCGTTCACCTGAAACGCCTGCGCTCATGTCAGTAGCTCCTCTGTTGAGATCGCGTATAGAAGCGTGTCCACCGGGCCGTCCTTGTACCAGCACCCGTGGGGGATCCGTCCAACACGGTACATGCCGATGTCCTCTACAAGGCGCGCGACGCCCAGGAGCCCTATGGGGATCCGTGCTTCGATGCGGAGCCACTCCGGATGGAGCCCCGCGGCGTATTCGAAGATGCGCCGGCCCACGAGCGCTCGAGCCTGTGCAGGCACCTCCCGGGCGTCAGCGTGCGGCACCCCAAAGCCGCCGTGGTCTTCGAAGGAGACAAAGCCCAGGAACCGGCCGGCCTCGTCCAGGATCAACATCACGTCTGCCTGGAGCCGCACCCAACTGGCGGGGGTATACCCGTAGAGCTCGCCCCCGCATACTTCCTCGTAGCGGGCCAGGAGCCCCGGCAGATACTCCCGGAACTCGCCCGGCTCTAGAAGACGAAGACCGTAGCGGCTACTGACGCCACGTCGCTCCTCAGGTAGATCGTGGAACTCGTCCATGTCGTACTCCCGTCGTAGATGTGAGCTGCCTTGTCCCTGCGGACCACGAGGTACCCCACAGGTACCTCGCCGAGGTTATGAGGGATGCCCGTCTCGGTCCCTGGGGACACGGAGCTCGTGAAGGTCACCCAGTCCCCGGACATGTTATCCTCGTCGACGCCGTTCCCGAAGCTGACACCACGGTGCAGGATACGCGCCACCTCGCGCACGTGGAGCTCGAGCTCGTCCCGGAGCGTGTCCACCGTCTTCCCTGAGAATGCGTGCCGCCTAAGTTGCATCCGCGGATTCCTCCCCCAGCGTCGTCACGTGGGCGGATAGCTCGAGCAGTTCAAACGTGGACGGGGACCCAAGCGCGGTGACTTCCACTTGCATGCGTTCTCCGACCTGGATGAAGTCGAAGAAGGCGCGGGAGATGGTATCCGGGGTGTCCCCCTCCAGGGTCACGGATTGCTCTTCGAGGATGGTGCCGAACCCGTCAGCGGAGAGCTTCACAGTGATCACGGTCGGCTTCCGCTGCCGGTAGGTGATCACCACGCGGGTGACCAGGGCCTCGTCCCCGACGTTCTCCGTAGGGACCCGAGCGGCCTTGGACCGCACCTGTGGCACGCGCTGGATCCCTCCGAAGGTCTCCGCGCCCTCGTCCGTGATGAGGGTGGTGCCATCCTGGAGCCCGTAGAGGAGCTTCCGGTCTCGGGCCGCGATGGACACCCCGCCGAGGGTCCAGTTCTGCTCATCGATCGTGCCCACGAGCTCGTCGATGGTGACCACCTCGGTGTTCGGGGTGATGAACTGGCCCAGGACGGTGGTGGGTCGTCCAAGCTCAATCGGCCCGTGGAACACGTCCCGGATGTAATCCCAGATGACCACGCGGCTGGGGATCAGCTCCCCGCCGAGAGGGCATAGCCAGGCCACATACCCGTACTGGTCCACCACCTCAGCTTGTACCCGCCGCAGATCGTCCCGGGTGAGCTGCTGGAAGAAGAAGTCCCGGATCGCTCGCCCGCCGAGAGGGGTCACCCGGAACAGCTGGAAGAGGTTGAAATCGTCGTTGCCAATGTACACGTGACCGTGGTCCACGATGGAGGCCACGGAGCGCGGAGCGAAGAGCCCCAGGCGCTCTGCGGTCACGATCCGGTCCCATTCCGCGGGCGGGTTCAACTGGTTGCTCCGGGTGCCCAACCAGATATCCCGCTCCTTGTACATGATCAGGTTCTGGTCCAGGGTGCGGAGACACTGGACCGCCCCCGGGGTCTCGGAGAAGTGACGGAACCCGGACCCGTTACCGGACCAATCCCCGAAGTTGTTCCCCACGCACCAGGCGACGGTCTGTAGGGTCGGCGTGGTCACGGAGTAGTCCCCGAGGTGCCAGGCCCAGATCCGCTCGGCCCAGGTTTCCAGGCCGCCGGCCGCGGGGATGTCCGTTCCAGGGGATGACCCCGACGGGGGCACTTGGACCAGGTTCCCAGTAGTGCCGTCCACCCGCTTGAGGGTATCCACGCCCTGGCTCAGGTACAGGTCGTTTCCCGCCTGGACAAAGGCGTAGTAGTCGCTTGCGGTGCCCCGAAACTTCTTCCGGATGGTGTACGGGCCCGAACCGGCTCCGGGGGAGCTCGCCAAGGTAATCTGCAGGTCCGAGTCCACGGTAAGGATCGGGACGCCAGGAGGTCCAACCGCGTCTAGGTAGAACATGTCACCGGGGTATACCTTGGTGCCCGTGTCCACCGTCCGGGAGTTCCACGTCGTGCCGGAGCCGGTCACCACGGGGCCCGCGATTCCGCTCACGGTGCCCTTCGTGTAGACCTCCCACAGATCCTGCCAAGCGTCGGTGGGGAACCCGACCCACCGTTGGAGGTTCGTCAAGTGCGCCCGGAGGTTGTCGATTACCCCCGTGTTCCGGTAGTGGTTCGTGAGCCCCATGATGCTGGAGGGGGCCGCAACTCCTTTAGCTACGGACCCGGGCCAGGTGAGCAACGCTCCGTTATACCGGTACACGTTCTTGGCCAGCGCGAGCTGGTTATCCTCCAGCTCGGCGGGGTTCTTCCTAAGCCACACCCCGCCCTCACCGAGAGCCTTCGCATGTAGGACCAGCTTACGGGCCATCTCCGCGAGCTGGAACATGTCCGCTCGGGAGGTTGGCAATCGAGGCCGGCGGCGAGGGTGGAGACCGGGCATTAGGCGATTCCCAGGTCCATGAGGAACAGCTGAACATCGACCGCGGTGACGGTGGCCGTATCGGACGGGGCTCCCACCACCCGGAGGCGATAGGTGGGGTTCACCGTAACTCCGGTGACAATTGCGAAGCACATGCACGCCCGGTAGTCGGTGTTGGCGATGGATGGGACACGGGCGCGGCTATCAGCTAGCTCGGTAGTTCCGTCGTCGAGGAAGATGTCGATGAAGCTGCTGGCTCCCACTGTGTGGATGAAGCGGCCTACCTTGGCAAGGAGGATACAACGCGAGGGGGTCCTCCGTCCCGCGACCGCCCAGGTGGTGAAGTTTGCGATGGTCCGAATGGCTCCACCGTCAAGAATATGGCCAGCGGTGTCTCCAACGGGTTGGTAGGTGAGCCCCGGAGCCGTTCCCACTACCGCCGGGATGGCCCACGGGATGAAGTCGTGACCGTCAACCGTCAACGTGTTCACGTCCCGGTGGCGGAGCTGATGATTGTGAAAGTCAAGCTCGGTGGCGGCCCCCCCGTCCTTGGTGATCCCGGCGCCTCCGACCAGGTCCAGGTTCCCGGTATCGATCGTGAGCGCCGAGACCCCCGGCGCTGCCTTCACCCGCTTCACGAGATCGCCCCAGACGGCGCCCGCCCCGTCATCCGCGGACACGAGGGCGCGCCCTAGCTCGCTCCCGGACCGGATGCGGATTACACGGCCCGGCTCGTTCCCTCCCGCGACCCCAACCGCGAGCCCTTTCTGGGGAGTGACACTATTATGCGGAGGGTAATCCGTCCCGGGGACGTTGCCTGTGGCGAGGCCCAGGATCGCCGAGCCTGCCTTGTGAGCGCCGTCGTCGTTGGCCCCCACACTCCACTGGTGTTCCGTGACAAGGCGCTCCCGGAGGTCCCTCGCGTTGCGCGCCCAGGCATCGTCGATAATCCGTGCGTCGTCACCGCCCGCAGGGTCGTTCTCGACCCAGGACCGGCTGTGAGGTCCGATACTCATTGGGTGTAACCCTCCATGTCCACGATCATCGTATCACCCTGGTCGTCCTTATCCCCCTCGTCCGGACTGACGATGGTCTCCATCCAATCCGCGAGCTGGTTCTTCACGAGGAGCCCCCGCTTCGGGTCCTGGAGGACATTGAACCAGCACCGGTACTCGGCGCCGAGCAGGACGCCCTCGTCATACTCGTCGTCCAGGGGACAGGAGCCCTGGAGGAGCACGGGTGGACCCCCACCGAAGGTGAACGTGGGCTTCGCGTACCCGTGAATGTTGATGGTGAAGATTCCATTGGGCCTGGGATCGAACTCGAGCTGGCGCCCCCACCGCGAGTAGTAGCGCGGCTGGCCGGGAGACGAGGTCACCATGTCCTGGGCGCCGCGCCCGGACACCCATATCTTCCGGTTGTTGGTCACGTCCCTCATCGAGTAGATCGTCCACAGAGCGATCGGGGTCGTGTACCTCCCTGCCTGCTCGTCGGCCGAGGCTCCCGCCGCCTGCCCGTTGGCGGTGGTGAGCGAGAACCGGGTCTCCAGGATCTGATGCTTGTGAACGACCGGAGAGCTCAACTGGACGATCGCGTGTCGAAGAGGTCCGTCCAGGCGCGAGTCGGGAAGGGTGGTCCCCCGGTTCCCGAGTCGGGCCCGGAGCTCGGCACGTAGGTTGACGTAGCTATCGCCCACGGGACTTCCTCTCCTCTTCGATGTCCCCTGCCGCAGCCCCTGCCCCTGCTAGGAACGGGAACATGAACTTGATATCCCAGTCCGGGATGTGTCGCCCGAGGCGGTTCAGGTAGTTCCGTTCCTTCTTCGTGGAGAGCTCGGGATACAGGAGCCTGGTACGCATCACGTCGGCGAAGATCTCCTCGTTGGAGAGGGCGTACTTGACATAGTCCTGGTGGATGTCCTTGACCTGCCTAAGTGTAAGGGGCTCCTCAAACATCGGGTGCATAAACTGCTCGTTTGGGGGAAACCCCTGCGCTTCGGCGTCCTTGATCACGTCTTCCAGTTCCCGGATGCTGTTCATGCTACTCTTGTAGGTCCGCACCCGATTCATGAGCATGGTCTGATACAGATCAGGCTTTACCGGTTCCCAGACAAGGGCGTTTGGGTTTTCGTACCCAAGCTTGCCCTTGGCCGCCTTCCGGGCGAACGCATGCCCAAACTCGTGTGCGGCGGTCGCCTCCTGAGCGATGATGGGCATCTTCCGCATCGTCACCTGGCCTTCCTCACTAAATCCTCGTCGTTCGGCGCCTATTTCACTTCGGGGCAGGATATCCGCCCAGTGGACGGGAACCCCTAGACGCCCGTAGAGGTAGCCCTGGTTGGTCATCCCGTACGACCAGTCCTCGGGGCGGCCTTGGGTTCCCCCCGGGAGTTGTTCCCTCATCCACTGCCGGTCACCCGTCAACCGCTCGTGTTCACCGCGTTCGTAGCCCAGGTCGAAGGATTCACGGGACATCTGCCCTGGCGATCCGGGGGTGATAACGTGACTTGCCTTTTCCAGGGCTTTACGTCCTAGGATGTTGACAATCTCCTCCGTAGGTGGCAACGGCTGCCGGGTGGTCTTCCGGGGAGGGACCGGCCCGGAGATCCGCCCCCGCATAGCCTGCGGCGCACCGCGGCCCCTGCCCCCTCCCGGGAAGGCGGACTCCAAGAGGCTCCAGATACCAAGTACCGTCTCGGACCAGTGGGGTACCCGCCGCCGGGGCCTAGCCGTGCTCTCTCCACGTCGTACCCAGGACGGGGATTCCTCCGGGTACTCCTTCGAGGTTCGCACGGACAATGGGATACCGGCGAGCTCGGAAATGGGCGGGAGCCCGTAATAGCGCCTTTGTGCCTCGGCAATGGAGGGGGATCGCCGAGCACGCTCCTCAGGCGTTATAGGCGCGGCCATAGCCTGTCACTCCTCTCCCTGGGGGCTCGTGAATCCCTGCGCCCGGGCTCATCCCGGCAGTCTCGGCAGACCACCATCCTCGGGACCTCCCCGTCCAACACCGCTGCGGAAGCGGGCTCCTCGTTCCCGCATCGGGGACATAGGAACCAGCGGGAGCCCTGTTGCCGGTTCGCGATACTCGAGGGTTCGTTCAGGACCGCATACTGGAGGGCCAGGGAATCCCACTGACCCAAGCTGAGGTTCCCGAACTCCATGAAGCTGGAGAGGTCAACTGGGCCGAAGGACGGGTTGGAGAGGATGATACCCACCGCGTCACCGGGGGTCCAGAGCGGATGGTGGGTCACCCACTGGATCCGCGCCTCGATATCGGCAATGAGCGCTTCGGGGAAGGCCACGCTGGTATCCTCCCCCGGGGCGGCGGAACCGGGGTTTTGAACCAGGAACCCGCGGTTGAATTGGGCAAGCGTGGGCTGCGCCGACGGCAGGTTGGAGTCAGAGAAGGGCGCCGGGGGGCTGGCCGGGTCCACGGTGGCCAGCGTGAAGGCAAAGAAGCGCGGGGCAGGGAACGAGGCCCCCGAGAACAGGATATCCAGCGCGCTCGTGATCCGACCGAGGACGAAGAGGCCCTTCTCCACTCCCACGATCGGGATGCGAATGCCGAGGTGGCTTTCTCCCACAGTGATGAAGTACTGGTTGTCCACGTAGAACCCGCCAGGGGACTCCCGGCCCACCTGACAGCTGATGGTGAGAGTGGAGTAGGGCATCCGGCCCTCCTAGTCCTCCTTCGCCGTCGTCTTGATCGTCAGGCCGCCGGCTTGACCGGGATGGCCGCGGCGCCGGCAATCGTGCCGTCGGGGGCGCGCACTTCGAGCTTGCCGGCCGAGGTCAGCGCGGGCACCGTCGGAGCCGCGATCATGCCGCCGAAGGTGGCGAGCACCAGCGCCGCCCAGCCGGTGCGCGTCACCGGGATCACCTGCCCGGTCGCGGCCGTCTGCCCGAGCACCATCGCTCCACCGAGCGCCGCGCCGCGCATCACGCGCTGGAAGAGCCCCTCGTCGCTGAAGAAGCGCCTGAAGAACGGGATCATGGTTACCCCCTGTTCGGCCGCATCAGCGCGGCCAGTCGTTGAGCGCGCGGCCCGACTTGAGCCGCCCACTTGAAAGCGAGCATTCGATCTGCGGCCTTGTCAAGGCTCGCCTCGTGCCCGTTGGAGAAGTAGTCCCGTATGTGGGCCCAGAACGAGGTGAGCGATGCGAGGCCGGCCGCGCCAAGGTTGAAGCACATGTTCATCAGCACGCGCTGGCGCTCGTCGTTGAGGTCACGCCACTGAGGTTCGATGGCGTCCAGCCCACGCTCGGCCTTGCCGATCGAGAGGTCGAGGAGCAGATCCACGACCCACTCCGGCAGCGGGTTGGCGTCGAGATTCCATCCGACTCCAATCGTGAGATGCCCCTTCGACGTGCAGGTGCAAAGACGCCACGACTGACCGCAGCAGTCGAGGTAGGGCGAGGTACGACGAGCCTCGTCCCGCGTGAGCTCAGCGCGCAGCTTGATCGGGTCGTAGCTGCTCACCAGTCCTCCGGGTGTGTCGCGCCGCGCACGCTGCGCCAGCGATCCTTGAACCAGCGCCGCGCACCGCCGTAGCGAATTGAGTGGATCAGGAGCAAGATCGCTACCACAGGTGGACGCACAACCGCGACGACAGCGCCGCGTATCGTCACCGTAGGTAGCCCAGCAGGTAGAGGACGAGGATCACAACCAGAACCGCGCCGATGCCTTGACTCGGCCCAGGCCCCCACGCCCGTGCATGCGGCCACACCGGCAGCACGCCAACCAGCATGAGGACGACGACGATCAGAAGGATGGTTCCGAGGTTCATAGGGTCTCCCTCTTCGCGCGCATCCGCGCAGTGTCACGCCTGTTGCGCCGTGGTCGGTACTGGACCCGGCCGTTGCGAACGCGGAAGTCCATATCGTGGACGAGCCCGCAGTCGCAGCACACGATCCGGTCGTAGCCTCCCACGACCTCGACCCACTCACCGCTCTCGATGACGCGGTCGAGCGCGCCGTCAACTTCGACTCGGTCACTCACTTGAACACCGCCAAGATTCCCATCACAATAGCGAACAGGAGCGAGACGCCGGTCACGATCAGGTGGAGGTTCGCCTGCGTGCTGCGCGTGTCGGCGTGAGCCTCCGTCTTCTGCGAGGTCTGCCCTTCGCCGCGTGCCTCGATGCGCCCCACCCGCTCTTTCACGTCAGCCACCTTGCCCTCCAGCGCGGCTGCGGTGGCGCTAACGAGCGTGGAGATCTGGTCGATGCGCTTGTCGGTCGAAGACTCGCTCTTGGCGACGGACTGACCGAAGGCCACGGCCTGTTTCTCAGCCGCCTCCTTCTGGGCCGCGAGTGCGGCGTCGAGCGCGTCCTTGCTGTCGCGCTTGCTCGTCTCGCCGCGCACGTCGCGCTCGCTGAACTGCTGCACGATGCTCTCGAACCGCTGGTCGTGGACGCTGATCGCTGCCTTGATCTTCTCGTCCATTCTCGCGGGCGCCATATCTGTTGTCTTCTGCAACAGCTCGATGGCCTTGTCCATCCCATTGAGTCTCGTCTCGAGGACCTCGCGTAGCCAGGCGAGCTCGCGAAGGAGCTGCTGCGTGGTGAGGACCGTCGGGTCAGGGATCGGACGCCTTCCGTTGTCGTCGCCAAGTCCATCTGCCATGAGGTTATTCCTCTTCCAGTATCAGCACCCACAGCTTCCCGGTGGCGCGTTCCCAGCACGCGAGCGCGAGCCGCCCGTCCGCGAGCCGGTAGTCCACCATCGCGTCGATCACCCCGGAGCCGGCGACTGCGAGCCACGTCGCGCCGGTCCAGACGTGGAGATCCGCGCGCGCTCCGGCCGCGTAGTCGCCCCACGTCGCGAGCAGCTTGTCGCCCCACACGACCGGGTGCTGGTTCGTCCACGATCTCACCCAGACCGGGATCGGCTCTCCGACCTCGCCGTCGCGCCACAGCCGAAGGTCGCACCGCGGATCGTCTGGACTCTGCGACCACGCGCACCGACCGGCGACCGTTCGCCCAGTCCGGGGAGTCTTGAGCGCGATGACGAGCCCCCCCGCGGCGTCGAGATCCCACGAGCACTCGGAGCCCATGTCCACGTCGCCGTCGAAGATGCGGTAGCGCGCCGCCTGCGCGTCAAGCGGTGGCGACTCCCACGCGGACGAGCCGAGCGGGCGGAAGCGCCCGGACTCCGACACCTCGGCCGCGCATAGCGGGCCTCGGCGCACCTGATTCGGAGACTCGACCGCGAGCCACACCGCCCGGCCCGCCCGCGCGCGGAACTCCACCTGCTCGTAGCCGCCGGGGATCGTGCGCGCGTTCACCACCACGCGCCCGACTCCGGCGAGGCCGAAGCGGAACCAGTCGAAGCCGTCGCCGCCCACGAGCGCGCCGGCCGCGTGCAGCCACGGCCCGTCGAAGGCGTAGTCCATGCTGATGCGGCAAGCGAGGTCGATCGGCTCCTTGCCGGGCACGCGCACGCACCCGTGGCCGGCGTCGCGCTCCGGGTAGGCGACCACGAGCTCGCCGTTCCACACCCCGACCGCAGGAGCCCAATGCACGTTGTCCTTGCCGGGTTCCAGCGCGACGTGCGAAACGCGCACCGTCTCGTCACCCATGACGCGACTCAGGTAAACGTGCCCGTCTGCCTTCAGCGCGTAGGTGATCCAGAGATCCCCCTCGTGCTCCACGAGCGGCGTCCCGCTGTACATGAGCGTGCGCGTGCCCGCGGCGATCTCGTGCGTGGAGATGACTTTCAGCATCAATAGTCCAGCCCGGAGAGCTTCTCCGTCACCGCGCGGCCGAGGTTGATGACTCCGCACCCGTACTGATCGTTCCACCGATTTACGTTCCAAGCAGCGCCGGGGAACTCCGTTGTGCCCTTCGGCCACGCCGCTGCGTAGGCCGTGGAGCCGATCTTGTCCGCCGTTCGGCAGAGGCGTTGCATGATTGCGAGCCGCTGCACGCGCGTCGGCGGACTGGAGCAGGCGTATCGCTCGCACATGACCATCAGCACTCCAGCGAGGGTGCCGGAAGTCCAGCTTGCCGCCGCCGAGTCCCACGTTACTGAGTAGGCGTAGATGCTCATGTCATCCAGCGAGGAGAGGGGTAGAGCCCGACACCAGTTGTCGTGCGGTGCCTTGGTACGCGGGTCCAACGGCAGAACGGACACCTGAGATGGTACGCAGGACGAACAGATGAACCCGGTAGCGGCAGTCCCGGCGGCCATCTCGTTTGCGTAGAATGGTCCTGTGCCGTCGAGATCGGTGTCGTGGGTCGCGTAGAAGTCCTCACACGCTGCCTGACAGGTTAGCCCGGAGCCCACGGCATCGGTCGTACAGCGTGGAGCGGAGATCGCTGTGACACCCATCTCCACCGCGTAGTCGAACAGGGCCTCCTCCTGCACCCCAATGGTGTTCAGGCTGAGCGCGAGGTACTTGGCGTTGTGCGCTACGCCAATGTCACGATTTGGGAACACACGACCTACAGCCATCGCGGCGGCGGTCGAGTCATGCGCGGTGGTATCGTCTGTGCAGTTAGCTGTTCCACCCGGGTCACAGTTGTTGAGGCTGCTGTCGTGCAGAAGCTCGCGGTCGTTCGGTAGTACGGTGGAAGCTAGGTTGGGTCCGTGGATGTCGTCGATGTAGGTGTTAGCGTCCCCTCCGTCGGCTGCATCGAACACACATTCGGTTCCGAGCAAGCAACCTTCGTTTGGGTTCTCCCAAATCGCACCGGAGGCGAAGTGGATGCCGAACCATCGCTTGTCGATCCCGCCGAACTCAGAGGGTGTACCTGCTCCCGTACTCGGGTCGCAGCGTTGGCAGTACGCAAACGCACCTTCCGGGTTACGGAACGCGACGAGTCTGCCGGTCCCGTCCGCCCCGTAGGCCCAGGCGACGTACGAGTCCATAGCCTTATGGGTAGGCTGGTACGCCCCCAAGCAGTGGGAGGAACTATACGCATGGGTGGGAAGAGTGGGCAGGGTGTACATGGTACACCGCGCCCCGTACCCTTCACGGGGGAGTAGCGCTAGGAACGCGCTAACGCTGACAGCGCACGCGAGCGTCCAGTTCATCACATCCACCTACACAGTCAAGGAGGAACATCAGGAACCGGAATTGTCCGGTAGAGACTCGCTCGATGAGGCGCCTGGCGGGGACCCCGTCTGAGTCTCCGGTTGAGAGGTTCACACCTACAAATAGGCCACTTGTAAGCTCCGAGCACGTGGGCTCGGAAAGTGGGGTCACGTCGCCGAGGCCAGCTGGGGATGGCAACGGATCCTCACAGTCGAAGGCACGCACGGTCAGTTCCGCGGCGTTGACGTCCACAGCGGGCACGGCCAGCTGGACCTTTAGATCCCCCTTTCCCGTGCAGTCGAAGGGGCCAACCCAGTCTCCGTCTTCACAGGAATCCGTACGGGTCGCAGTGTCGCACCCGTTCTCTGTTAGGTCCAGGCAACAGGTCCAGCGCCATGCAGCGACGTCCCCGGACGCCCCGGGGGTACGCGCTACATTGTTAGCCGGGCCCAACTGCGCGGCTACGGCCCACGCCAGTCCGGGCCACCCTAGGAGGAGAAGGAGAAGGGCTCGCTTCATCACGCGACTCCCGAGCCACGGGTACCGGCCACGACGTACCGGTCCACGAGGAGGAGAGTGTTGTCCCCCGTAGAGTTCACAACGCCGAAGTTGGGGCGGAAGGGCCCTGCAGCGTTGGGGAATACGAGATCGGGCGTATCCCGGACCTTCCTCCAACGACGTGCCCCAGCCGGCTTGAAGTACCACTTGCAGGATTTCCCGGTTACCAGGCCTGCCCCCGCCCTTTTCTCCATGGTGATGGCGAAGTCATACCAGGAGCCTAGGACGAGATCGATACCGGAATCCGCTTCGTTGGCGTTGTTGAAGTCGGACTCCCAGGCGAAGAGGCTCAGGGCTCCGTCGACCCGGAACCCCCACCCTGCGTTGGCGGTGACGGACAAACTCCCGGTCGTGGTGAGTGGAGCGGATGCGGACCGCATCCCGAGGCTCCAGGCTCCGTTGGGCCCCGTGCCCTGGGTGAGGCGAGCTCGGAACCTGGCTACCTGACGCAGGTCGTACGGGGGTGCGATGGGGTTGCCCCAGGCCCCTGCATGGTAGATCGAGGGCACGACCAGGCCGGTCCAGACCCCCGTGCTGTCCGCGGTACCGGCGTCAAGTGCTAGTGCCCCCTGCTCGTAGTACACGGCACCGGCAGCGAGGAGACCCACGGTGTTGGCGACGGGCGCGCCGATCACGGTTGCTGGATAGTCCGTGGCGTTGAGCACGTGGAAGTCCTCGTCGACTGCGAAGCCGCTGTTCCTGTCGACAAGGCACATGGGGAGGTCCCTCGCCTCGGGGATGCCGAGAAGGGCCTCTTCGGACGTGAGAAGTTGGTCCCAACGAGTAGGCATGTGATCTCCTTACGGCAGGCCGGGGCCTACCTGGTGAAGGTACCGTTCAGGGATCGGTGGTCGGTCACGCCCCCTGGGAGCCCCAGAAGCCCCAGAAGTTCATGAAGCCGGCGGAGCAGCGGAAGTCCACCTTGGACTTCATGTCTCCAGAGTCGAAGTCATCGGACGAGCGCATGCGGATCGGCCTGCGGATGTAGATCCGCAGGTCATGCTCGTCCTTGTTGGCGTGGACGAACCAGGCGCTGGTGGAGGTCAGGTAGTGGCTGGTGAAGTAGCTCAGGTCCTCTTCCAGGAGCGCGTTGGGGTCGTTCTGCGCCGTCTCGGGCTTCTTCGTGCTCTGCAGGAGCTCCCGGGCCTTCCACTTCAGCTCGGGGGGGACCAACAGGTGGCGGGCCGAGATCGCGACCGGGAGCTGCCTGTGATCCTTCTGCCTCTCGAAGTTGTCGAGGGCCGACTGCAGGTTGGCCGCCGTCAGGTCCAGCGGTGTGGCCGGCATGTTGGACGCGGTGCCACCGCCGAGGAGCGGGTGCGCCGTGCTGCAGAGAGGCATGTTGTCCTGACCCACCCGTGTGGCGTCGAAGGCCAAGTTGATCGTGTCCCAGGCGATGGTCTCGATCGTGTGCTTGGCCGACCGTGCGAGGGCGAGGACTACCCGCCGGGTTACCCCGTACAGGTCGTCGTCCGCCATCTCCTCGGTGACGCGCCACCCACTTGCGTAGGTGATGTGGGTGAACCGGACGATGTTGCCCTGGATGATGTCGTCGTAGAGAACGTTGGTGCCTTCCGGCTTCTCCGGGACCGGGCCCAGACCGGCATACACGATGTCCTCTTCGTAGGCACGCTCGGACGTTTCCACGTTGAAGATCCGGGAGTACTCCATCGGATGCTTCTCCAGGTAATCGTAGAACACGTGCCGGAATCCAGGGTCCAGGAGTCGGGCAAGGCTGCCTGTGGATGCCATGAGGGAGGTTCTCCTTCTTGATCACGCCGCCGCGTCGCGATGACCCCACTGCGAGGTGATCACGCGGACGTACGCCTTCTGGAAGTTGGGGGAGGTCGAGTCGTTGTAGCCGGCCGGGAGGCCGACGATCTGGAAGAGGGCATCGGCCGCGACGCCCACGTCCACCTGGTGCACTCCGCCGCCGGAGATGATCAGGTCGTGGTACTCCATGATGTCCTCGAGGGCAGGGGTCGCGTCGCAGGCCATGAGGAAGATCACGTCTTCGGCCCCGACGATCACGGGGATCGTGGAACCAGCCAGGCCCGTGGCGCCCTTGGTGGCCACGCCCAGCACCGCAGCGGCACCGGTGGCAGCCTCCTGGATCTGCCCTGTGGCAGCATCGACTGCTACGAACTGTCCCGCTTCGAACGTGGCAGCTGCGATCTCCTGGAACTCGTGCACCGGAGATCCGGGCCCGAGGCGGCGCACGAACTGTGCGTTGAGGAGAATCTGTGCTGCGGCTCGAGTGGACGACTTGCTTGTGTTCCAACCAGGCATGTGCGGGTCTCCTTCCTACCGTCGTCCCCGGTCCGGGCCACCGTCACCGTAACGTTGGCCGTCTCGGGTTCGGACACTGTAGTTCTCGTCGTCACCTGCCTCCGCCTCCTTGGCGGAGAGGACGATATTCTTCCCGATGCGGGGGAAGCCCCTTGCGCGCAAGTGGTGAGCCAGGCGTTCCCCCTCCATCTCCGCGCGCTCGATCGCTGCACGGCGACTCATCTGGGTCTTCGACACCATGGCCTGGTACCGCTTGCGGGCCAGTTCCACCGGCATGAGGCACAGGATCGAGTCCCCGAAGTGGATCTCCCCGCCAGGTTGGACAACCTGGGGGAGGAGATTCTCAGGGCAGCCCTTCGCCCGGAAGTCCTTCTCCACGTCCGCCGGGCGCCATCCCTGGCGCACCCGGGTCGGGAACACCCTGTTGTCTCGGTCCACCCAACGGGGCATGTATCCAGGTGGCTTCCAGGGCAGCTCGAGCGGCTCGAACTCGTCATACACCTCGGCGGCAGCCTTGCCGTCGGTGGAGGATACGAGGATGCGTAGCTCAGCCACCGGGGACCTCCTCTTCCGCCGCCTCGGGATGGGTGAACAGGAGATCCGATCGGTCACGGGCCGCGGCGTACTGCTGGGGGGTCATCCGGAACTGCTTGGCCACCGTGAGCTCGCGGGGGGTGAGGTCAGCCTCGCCTCCGGCTCCCGGGGATTCGCCGTCGGGAGCAGGGGTGGGAGTCCGCGCTCCTCCTGGCTCGACTCGCGGGGGGGCCACTCGCCTGGGCGGGGGAGCCGACGGTGCAGGCTTCACCTGCTTCAGCTTCTCGAGGATCTCCGGCATCGAGTTGCCGAGGGCGAACCGGTACGCCCGGTCGACGCCGGTGTCCCCGTTCGGGAACACGATCGCCAGCGCGGTGGGATCCCTCTGCATGATCTCCGACTTCTGGTGTTCGTAGGCCTCTTTCACGTGATCCCACGCCCAGTTCCATTTCGGGTCGGCGCGGAGGCGATCCTCGGCGCTGCGGATCGCGTTCATCACGGTGATCGTGGTGGGCCCTGCCATGAGGCGACCAGCTTCCTCGCGCACCAGACGCCGACCCGCCTCGAGCGGGTTCTCCTGGATATCCTCCAGCGTCACGTCCGGGGGGTACTCCTCTCGACGAGGCTCCCTCGGCGGATTCGTGGTGATCTTCTCGATCGAGGCGACACGGTTGTGGAGGCTGTCCAGGCCTCCCTTGAGCTCTTGGACGAGGGCCAGGATCTGCTCTACAGGTCCGGGCTCTGCCGGGGGGTCAGTAGCCGGTGTCTTCTGAGGCGCCCCCTTGAACGGGATCCTTGGCATGGTCAAAGTCGGTCTCCTTCAGTTCGGGTATCTCGAGTAGATCACGGAGCACCTGCGCCCTGCCCTGGAGCCGGGCGAAGTCGACCGGCGCTCCGATCTTCTCCATTTCCACGTGGACTTGGTCCAGCTCCGCCTTGGCCAGGAGCAGGAGCACCCGGCCCTCCTGCGTTCTCAGGCAGTGGTGGAGGGACCTGAGCTGTCCCAGACTTGAGGGTCGCAAGGATAGCCTCCTGAAGCTTGGCTTCGTTGGGCAGGTAGCTCTCCAGATCCTTCACGTCGAGGGTGTAGAGTACCCGCTTGTAGAGGGCGATCCCGGCCTGGAGCGCTTCCAGGGCCACGGTGCGCTGGGCCTGACCGATCGGCATCCCCATGGCGTCTACCCCGCGAGTCATGAGGGTGACCAGGTCCATGATCTGGATGTAGAAGCGCTCGGTCATCTCCGCGAGCACCATGTTTCGTTCCATGCGGGCCTTGGGGCTCTCGTCCACCGTGGAGGCGCGCAGGTTGAACTTGAAGATGGCCAGGTCCGGAGACGAGCTCTGCGCGGACAGGGCGGCCACCAGACGCTGAGCCCGCTCCGCCCCCATCACAGCCTCGAGGATCCCCGCCTCGTGGAACCCGTACTCCTTGTACTGCAGCAGCGCCCACGTGGCCAGTTCGTTGTACGTCTCCCGCCAGTCGTCCAGCGCGAAGTTGAACTTGCGGTTACCTTCCTGGAGCAGGGCCACGGTGGATGTCGCCGTAGCGGAGTACTTCCCCATCTCGGATTCCTTACCGAGGGTGTAGTCCACTACGCCGGTGGCACGTTCGATGTAGTCCCGGAGGATCATCTCGTTGTCCCGGGACGACTGGTATACCTCCCCGTGCTGCATCGGCTCGATGTCGCCCATCTCAGAGACCCAGATGATCTTGCCCGGGTGGATCGACTGGTCCCGAACCACGTTCTTCTTCGCCTTCCACACGCGGGTGTTCGCGATGGTAGCGTTGTCGATGCGTTGGTTGTGGATCGTGGACAGGGCCGCGTCCATCGCGTGGATCGTGCGGCCTACACCCTTCCCGTAGATGGAGTTGACGCGGGGGATGTACGGGAACGCGAAGATGGGTCGTTTCCCATCCCGGTTCCAGTTTTCCATGACTCGGTGGATGACCCGGGACCGGTGGTTGTAGGAGATCACGAGCTCGGCGTAGAGCCGGGTCTCGGAGCCTCCGTCCGGCAGGGTCACCTTGCGGTTCGGGAACCGCTTGAGCTCGTGGATCGGGAAGTACGACCAGAACTCGAACATGTCGAAGTCGATACGTCGGATCTTCTGGATGCCCAGGATCCGATCGCGCTCCTCCTTGATCTCGGCCTCCCAGGACGAGTGCAGGTCGGTTTTGATCCGGTCCACGTCCCGGTAGCCCCAGGACTGGCGTTGCTTCAGCTCGTCCCACGTGAGCTGGGAGACGTGGGCGACCCACTGGCACCGGAAGGGGCCATTGATAGCTCGGGTCCGGGGTGGGAGAAGGATGTTCTCGATCACGATCGGGTCGAAGTACGGCCCGTAGTGGTCGATGATCTCCGCGATTTCGTTCCCTTGCATGGAGGAAACGAGCGCCCACCGGCGCATGTCGAGCCAGAGGCCCTTGCAGAAGCTGGTGCCGAGGAGCACGGATTCGAGATGCCACTGCTTGGACACCCGCTTCAGATGCCAGCGGGTGAGCGCCTCACGTGTGAGGAACCCTTCCATGTCCCGGCCGAGCTCGACGAAGTCGGGATCCTCGGTCTCGGACACCCACACGTTCTCGTGGGCGAAGATGGCGTCGTGGAGGCGGGCCACGATGGCGTCCGTGGTGATCTGCTTCATCGGGATGTGGAGGTTCGACGCGTTGGGCCACGGCCAGTTCTTGGTACGGGACTTGGTCTGCCCCTCGTACGTCCGTAGGTCTTCTTGCCAGCTCCGCGCCTGCTCCCTGCGGGATTCCGAGGCATCCTGGATCCAACCGTCCAGAATGGTGGCCATGACGTCACGGTCACCAGTCGAGAGATCGATTGGATCCAGGACCACGGGCATCGGTGCGACCTAGTACCCGGGGCGGGGCGTAGACGGACGCCCCTTGCCCTTCTTCTTGCTCTTGCCCATCACGTAGCCTCCTCTTGCTCCTCCGGAGCTTCCCTACGCACGGGGATGTCCGGGAAGTCATCAGGGATGGTAGATGGAGGCGATTCCACGACGAGTGGAGGCAGGGTTGGCTCCGGATCAGGGGTAGTTGGAGGGGTGTCCGGAGAGTCCACCCACTCGTCGGGAATCGCCACAAGTAGATCCGTGGCGAGGTTGCCAGGGGCGAACCCACGGAGGGCGGTGCCCTTGGACATCAGGATATACGATTCCCCGTCCACCTCGTGTTGCTCCCCTTCCACTTTGTGGAAGGCCTTGAGGTAGCGGGGGATCAGGGACGTGTGAACCCACAGGTAGCGGATGCCGGGCTCGAGCCGCCCTGGCACCGGGAACATGGCTGGGTTCGGGACCGCGTGTGCCACGGAAACCTCCTAGTAACCGGTGACCTCGGACCTGCCTTGGTCCTCGGTCACGGTGTCGTGGATGGTAGGGTGCCGGTACAGGGTGGGAGCCTCCGGCCAGGGCTCCCAGTAGTCCGGGCCCTGTGCGAGGGCGTCGAGCCCGTCCCAGCTCCGCCCACGGGGGAACGCCCGGTATTCCTTCTCCAGTTCGTAGTTCCCGTGCTCGATGAAGATCTGGCCGTCGGCGAAGTACGGGACCAGCTTCCGGATCCGGGCTTCCTTTGCCGTGGCGGCGGACTTGGTGTATTCCTTGACCCGGCCCTCGTGGAGGGCGATCTTCCGCTCGGACGCTCGCTTGAGGAGCGGAGCACGAAGCATCCGGGTCCACCCGTGCGCTTCCATGGTGACGCACCGCAGGTACTCGTCGTACGCTTCCACGTAGTCCAGGATCTTATCCGTGAGGGCGTCCACGGAGCAGCGCTCGAGGAAGCAGTGTAGGAGGAATACGCGACGGGGGTACGCTAGGCCTACCACTTGGATCGACGGGCGGGAGTGCCGGGCGGATTTCTTCTTCAGGCCCTCGACCAGCCCGGGGGAGGGATCCACGTGGATCAGGACGGTCATGCGAGAAAGACGCTCCTCCGACTGACCCTCGTCGATCTCCCGGGTATCCTCCTGCACCACGTACGGGACGTGGGAGGGCCCGATGGCCCGGTCTTCCTTGGAGTAGTACCGGAGCCACTCCGGGTGGAAGTCATTCAGTTCCGAGGAAATGGGGTCGTTGAGGTACTGGCAGGAGAAGATATAGAAGTCCTTCCGAGCGAGCTCGTCCAGGACCTCCATCGTGAACTGCTCCGGGAACAGGGGACGCTTCTGGTCCCCTTCCTGGACCACGGCGGAACGGTGGAACACCGGCAGGGAGGGGTACCCTTCATCCATCGCCCAGGAATAGATGTCGAAGTAGCCCCATCGGGTACCGATGATGTCCAGGACGAGCTCGTGGGGGGTCACGGACAGGGATTCCCCCTTCTTCATCCAGTCGATGACCTTCTCCATGACCTCTTCGTTGGCGGCGGCCTCCTCGCCGATGAGGTCGTCCCAGACCATATCCGTGAAGTGCTTGCCTTGGGAAGCGCCTCCCACGCCGAGTCCAAGGACGGTCGGCTCCGGGAACTCCTGGGGTCGGGGCAGGCTGAACCCGTCCTTGCGCCAGGGCCAGGTGCGGGGGATTGGTACGGGAGGCATCCTATCCGCGTAGAGCTGCCGGAGGAGCTCGTTGCGGGTGAGGTGGGCTTCCATGACCCCGACGAAGGACCAGGCCATCACCGCGGTCTCGTGGAAGATGCCGATCCGGCGGGTGGGATCACGGAGGATCTTCTGGAGGGTCTTGCCGATCGTGATGCACGAGCTCTTGTAGTGCCCGCGCGGTATCAGGTAGAGCTTGCGCAGATGGGTCGGGTCGGCTCCGAAATCGCAGAGGTCCCCGTGCAAGTGAGGGACCATCTGGGCGTACCCGAGGATGGCGCGGTCGAAGAAGTAGAGGTCTCGGAGCCCCCGGGTGACCATGTAGGCCACGAAGCGCTCCCGGCCGAGAGTGCGTACCATCTCCCGGACGGGGAGCACCTGGCCAGTGCGCTCGTCCACGGTCCCGTAAAGGTCCGCGGAGGCGGCCGCGTACTCGGGATCCGTCATCAGCTCCGTGACGGTTCTCCTCTCGACTCCATTGCGGTGATCACCCTATCCAGGGCGTCGTCCGAGACAACCTTCACCGCTCCCGTGTGCTTCACCTCGGTCCGGGGGCTGAGCGTGCCTTCCCGGTCCAGGAGTCCGAAGCCGATCGTGGCCCGCGTGGCCGGTGGGGTGCTGGCGTCTGCGAAGAGGTCTAGGAGGCCCTCCAGGACCTCGAAGGCCCGCACCCGGAGCGTGTCCTTGAGAAGAATCGCATGGGCCTCCTGGGAGCGCCGGAGCCGCTCCAGGTACGCGACGGTCTCCTCCCGGTCCAGGATCCGGTTGACGTAGCCCGCGGTGAGCCCCAGGGCCTCCCCGATCTCGGAGGCCTTCCAACCCGCGTGGGTGAGCGAGGCCACCTTCTGCGTGAGGGACTTCGTCGCCTCCGCCCGATCCGCGGTCGGGCTCGCGAGCAGGGTGCTGATCTCCGGGGGCTCCGGGGTTGCCATGGATTCCTCCAGCCTCTACCGATCTAGGATAGGGCCGCTTCTGCAGAAAAGCAAGGTCGATTAGGGGACGCTGGTCCACGTGGCCCGGGGGCAAGGCCGGGGAGCCGGGTGCGTGGCCGAGCGGACCTTCCCCTCCCCTCCCCTGGGAATAGGTGCGCCCGTCCCCGAACCGCTTGAAAGCGGTATTTGGGGGGGGCATGGGTCACCCCCAGAAGGGAACCTATAGACACACACAAACACCACAGGAAGAAGGGCGCCATCGTTCACGCTCCCAAATCCATACGGAAAGGAGGTGATAACTATGGCGAAGAGGACGCTCGAGGTCCCCGACGTGTACCGCAAGTACACGGACGAGGAGCTCCTCCACTTCCTCCGGCGCGGCAAGTACGATGTCGAGTACCGCCGCGGTCGGAACCAGAGCCTCACGGCTCTGCGACAGGAGCTGAAGGAGCTGCAGGCTCGCGTCACCCGCAAGGCGGTGGTCCGCAAGACCGCCTCCGATCAGGAGCCGACTCCTGAGGCGGGCGAGTAGCGAACGGTAGCCGAGCATAACCTCTGCAACCCGGAGCAGGCGGTCCGAGCCCGCCCTCCGGCGGCGCCCTTCGGATGGCGAGATCGGGCCAAGCCCGACCCCCGGCCCCCCCCTGCGCGGCGCCCGACCCCCGCTAGTATATGTGTGGATGCCGGACGCCGGACGCCCTTGCGACCTGAGCCCGATGCCCGGTAGTATGTGTGCAGGGGATCGGAGAGATGACGATACCCCTTGATTTTCGTGAGATCCGTCCATTATAATAGATCAGATGCTACGAGCGATCCTACCAGCGGGATGTGTGGAAGGTCTACACGTCCCGAGTTCACAGACGGAGGAAGTGACAATGTCCGAGAGCAAGGTGAAGACCGTGACGATCAACGTGCCGCGCGACCTGCAGGGGTTCACGGAGGACCGCCTGGTGAAGTTCCTCAAGAAGGGCTTCGACCAGTGGGTGTACCGGACCAAGCGGAACAAGGAGCAGGCGGCCATCATGAAGGAGATCCGGTCCCTGATGAAGGCCCGGAAGCTCACCTCGCCGGAGGGGTTGCTCAAGGTGAGCTCCGCCCTCTGGGAGGACGAGGAGGACGGCGGCGAGGAGTAGCCTCCACCGCGATCCGCTGATTAGGGGGAGGGTGGCCCGCGCACCCTCCCCCTAAGGGGGGGGATCACCTGGCCCCACGCCTAAGCCCCGCGCCCGCCCGCCGGATATATGTGTGGGGCCGAGGCCGGAACGGGGGACCAACGTGCCGAGAAACCTCGGAGTAATTGCGTAATAGACGTAACCCGTTGAATTCCTTCAGGATTTCAACCAGGCAGCCACCTACCGTTTGTAATAGATAATAAACCCGAGAGGGGTGGAGAGGTGGGAGGGTTTCCGTAGAGGAGAATCCGAATCCTACAGGAGGAAACTCCTAGTAGATCTATCCCCTATATAGAACCTCCGGACCAATACCCGTTAGGAGCCTCGGAGCCTAGGATGTGTACCACCCCGCCTGTGTTATTTCTTTCTTCCAAACGGTGGATCGTTGCCTGGTTGAAAACGTGAACGAATTCAAGGAGTTACGTCGAAGACGCAATTACGAGTGACGCTGCTCCGCTCCTCGTGGGGGCCGAGCGCCAGGAACCAGTGAAGGAGGTAGACACATGTCCGTGTTCGTTGAGTGCATCGACGGTTGCTGTACGGTGATCAGAATTGCCCGGCCGTGTAAGTATGTGGAGAAGATCACGTATACCCGGGATGTCGGCCTCAGCATCTGGGGAGACGGAGAGATGATCCGACTCGTGTTCGAGGACTACGGGTTCGTGGGCACTCCCCTCCTCGTGAAGGGGCTCCGGGCCCTCGCAGCGGACCTGGAGACGCGGCACCAGGAGCGGTTCCCGGGCCTTTGCCCGGAGTGCGGGGGCCACCTCGGCGACCGTGGCGAGTGCCTGAACCGCTGCAACGACTAGCGTGACCTGGTAGGACGCGGGGGGTGCCCAAGGTGGGCACCTTCCTCGTCCTCCCTTACGGAGGATACCATGAGACTGATCGTTAGCGTGACGACCGAGGACACCCAGGACCTGTCGGAGCTCGGCAACGTGTGCACCATCAACTACCCCGTCGACTCGCCCCGTTCCAGGAACAGGCGCCGCGACCTCGCCTTCGTGCAGCGCGTGGTGACCACGCTCCACGAGTACATCCTGGAGTCGGAGGCCGAGGAGCCTGAGCAGTGGGCGGAGAGGGACGTCCCCTCGCTACTGGACGACTTCGGGATCTACCTGCAGGAGATCGTGAACGTGGAACGGGCCGCTACGGCGGCCGAGTAGGATAGGACACGAACACAACACAGGAGGAACACAGATGGACAGGGATCAGGCAAGGGAGCACTTGCGAGCCATGCACCGACGCGACCGGAAGGATCTCCTCACCACGCTCGTGTGGGCGCACATCTCCAGCGACGTCTGGGGAAACAACGTGACGACGGTCATGGATGAGGCGCCGCACCGCCCGGTGGACCGGGACGCGGTGATGGCCCTGTTCCCGGAGATCCCGATGGAGCAGGCCCTCACCCGCCTTGTGGCATCCATCGTGAGCATCCTGCTCGTGCAGGAGGACCTGCCGTAACCCGGCTCCCACGTTCTGGAACCCGACATCGAGCGGGCTCCCCTTGATTTTCAGATCGCGATTTGCTATAATGTTGGTGTCGCGAAGCGCTGTGTTCGACATGTTGCCGGTACACAGTGCATCGCAACGTGTGGGTGCCCCGAGCACCCAGGAGATGATGACAATGTCGACCACGACCACGACCGTGAAGATGGTGAAGGTGACGATCGAGGTTCCGGAGGACCGGAAGTTCTCCCCCGAGCAGGTGCAGCGGATCTTCAACGCCGGCCTGTACGGGCGCGACTTCCGCAAGCGGAGCCAGAAGGAGCGGAACGAGGCGCTGAAGATCGCCCGCCAGCTCCAGAAGGAGGGGAAGCTGCCCGGGTTCCCCGTCAAGACCGCTGCCAAGTAGGTGGCGGAAGGCACCCTGAAGGTGTTGCGGGGGTCGGGAGACATCCGGCTCCCGCAACACCTCGTGGTGTTCGGAGTGACACCCAAGATCCACGGGAAGAGGAAAGGAGCAGCATCCGCCATCATCGAAGCGGCGGACACGACCCACGCCAGGGAGGTGTTCCGAGCCTGGCACGAGTGGAGGTACGGACAGCCGGGAGCGATCCTGGAGGTCCGGTTTCTACCTCCACTCGTCTACGCTGAGTTCAGCCACGGTTGGAGGATCATGGATGACATCTCCGACGGGGAGGTCCCGGAGGAGCCACCATCCGACACGGAGGACGCAACGTGAAGAAGGAGACCGAGAAGTGACCATCTACGCAATCACGTTGGACCAGCAGGAGGAGCTGATGAGGATCCTGGCCGAACGCCAGGATCACGGTGCGTACCCTCTCTGGAAGCGGTTCCAGCTGGACTCCCCGAAGGGGGATGAGGACGTCGTGCTCCGTGGCGGAGTCATCCGCAAGTTCGAATACCAGAGCGGGCTGAACAAGGACACGGAGGGATCGCCGGGGTTCCACTGCTACGTGGAGAAGCCGTGGGAGGAGATGCTGGCTCGGACCAGCAGGTTCCACGCCGGAGGCGACGCGGGAGTTGCCCTGAGGGTCTTCGCACGGCCGGAGGCGATGGTCGCCGTGGGTAACTACGGTGGCCCGTACTTGAAGGAGAACCCGATCTTCGCAGTGGTGGTCCGGGAGTTCTGGATCCCGGACGACGAGATCGAGGGTCTTCGTCAACAGCTCCGGGCGGAGAAGACGAAGAGGGACACGAAGTACGCGGAAGCGATCCGTGCCCAGCAGGAGGAGGACAGGAAGCGAGCGGAGTTCATCCGGAACAAGCGGATCCACACGCCTGAGGTCTGCCACGACCTGAGGGAGAAGTTCTTCACCCGAACCGCCTAGGGGAGGGGGTACCGGAGCCCAGCTCCGGTACCTAACCCACGCGCCGGTCCCAAGTCCGGCGAGCGGGGGGCAGGTACAACTGCAGGTGTGTACCCGCCCAGGGCAAGTGTCCCTTATCACGTACACCTGCGACACGGAGAGTAACCATGTCTGCATCCACATCCAGCATCGCCACCGTCAAGATGAGCCTCCGCCGGACCACGAAGGGGTCGTATCTCTACGAGGCCCTCGACCCGCGAAGCGAGGTCATCCGCAACCTGTACATCCGCAAGGAGGCCTTCGGCACCCGCGTGCCGCAGGAGGTCACCGTGATCGTGGAGGTTCCGGGCGAGGGGGCGTAGCCATGCCCTTCAACCGGAAGTCTCCCACGAAGAAGGTGCGGTGCATCGTCTGCAACAGGTGGTTCCGCTCGTACTGGGCGGCGACCAAGACCAAGCAGCCGTGGGCAGTATTCTGCTCCATGCTGTGCTGCAGCCGAGACTACCGCTTGCGGGTAGCCTTGCACGACAAGACGCGGTACCACCCGAGGGCCGGGAAGGGTGCCGTCACCATCAGCAGGTAGGAGGTATCATGGCGATCGCGTTCCTCGCCGCAGTCCGGAGCTACTTCGGGCCGCGGACCCAGTTCGACACGAAGGAGCAGGAACGTGCGGACTTCATCAAGGAGTACCGCGCCCTGACCGAGCAGGACAAGCTGGACATCGCGCGGATGCTCCGCGAGGTCGGCGTGGACTGCGAGGACCCGAAGGCGCCCTCGGCCTCGGCCTCGGCGTAGACCTGTGACACCCGCCCGGGGGAGGGTCGTTCTCTCCCCCGGGCCTCTTCGCTACACGGAGGTAACGTGAAGTTTACCAAGCAGACCGCAACGTCGTCCAACCGCCGGTTCGCGGCACGGACCAAGGCCAGGCAGATGTCCCGGTACCACCCTCGGTACTGGCGTGCCTCGGACGGGCTCTGGTATGGGGAGGGTATCCCCGGTGCCTGGGAGACCCGCACGAAGCTGCTCGCCGCGTTCCACGTGTTCGCGATCGAGCGCGGGGAGCGCCCACCTACCCCCCGGCGGATTGACGGGTACACGCAACACCCCCGGTATTGGAGGTAGCCATGAGCGAGTTCTGCAAGCAGTGTGCGGAGGGCCTGGACCTGTACAATGATGCAGCCGGCCTCGTGAGTACCGCAGAGGAGACGGATGGTATCTCCGTCGTCTTCCTCTGCGAGGGCTGCGGGTTCGGCCTGATCAAGGCCGACGGGACGTGCATGGGATGTCCCTGGGACGACGTCAACCTGGGGTGCAGGAAGCACTTGACCACCACGGAGGAACTGAAGTGACCAACCGACAACTCCTTGCACAGTGCAGTGAGACCACGCTCCGAGCGATGGCCAAGGCGGTCCTGGCGCACTGGGACTCGACCGCTGACGAGCCGCTCGCAATGACCTCGGTCCTGGTGGTCACCCTTCATGGGGAGAACGACTCACTTACACGAGACGACATGGAGGCCATCGCGAGGGCGTTCCTGGAGAGGTACACCGAGCACCTCACCCTGATCTCCAACCGGGAGGCTCACTTCCTGGCCCACTTGCGGGGCATTCTCGTCCACGACATGATCGAGCACCTCGGGCCCTGGGTGCCGAAGGATCACCCGGCCCGCACTGGAGGGTTCTGACATGCAGCTGATCTCGGCCCCTCGCGGACTGAGGCGTATCCTCAGGCAGTTCGCAATCGAAGTGAAGCAGAACCCTGGCTGGGCAGTGAAGGTCCCAGACCACATCATCGACGCGATCCCGGAAGGACTTGACCAGTGGGCGCAGGACCAACTCGAGCTGTTCGGGTTGGTTCGCCGCCCCGACGGCAGATGGGAGAAGAGGCAATGAAGAAGAGGATCCACCCGAACCACCTGCAGCGCATCGCGCTCGTGCCCGGCTGCCCCTTCGAGGCCACCCCGGCCTCGTACGGGGCCATGGCAGGGTTCGTTCCCGTGACCACCCCGGTCACAGTCACCCGGGAGGTCCGGGACAAGCAGGGCAACATCCGTCCGCGGGGCAAGGTCGTGACCGAGAAGCGGGTCACTTGGCAGAAGGAGACCAGGTAATGGCAACCGTCCTGTACGAGTACACCGTCCGGGGGAAGGGTCACTTCCCTGCGGACATGCTGCGCCGGGACCAGTGTTGGCCGGCGCACAACGAAGACGTGATGTGGATGGCCTGGAACGAGGGCGCCGAGCGCGAGCTTATGCTCCTCAGTCACCAGGAGCCTACCAAGGACCGGTGGGCCTCCTTCGGCTGGGAGGTCACCGAGCTCGTGACGATCCGGCCAGGGCTCCCAGTAGTCCGGGCCCTGTGCGAGGGCGTCGAGCCCGGAACAGCGTCCGCAAGCGTGTGTTCTAAGGAGGCACGACCAATGGCCTTTACCGTCACCATCGATGACCCGGGAGAGGAGGTCACCGTGGAGGGAGACTTCGTCTCGGTCTCTCTGCACGGAGACCTTCGAGTGTTCCGCCAGTTCGGAGAATCCGTACGCTGTGTCGCATCCTTCGCGGTGGGGGAGTGGCGCCGGTGTGTACCACCGCCTGCACGGAGGCGTCGATGATCACGAAGCAGGTCTGGTACTACCGTCCACGTAACCCAAAGCCGATCCCTGCCGTCCAGGTGGGCTGTGACAGCTCCGGGGCGCACATCGTCTATGTCTGGAGGAGGAAAGTCTGCCTCCGATACGTGCTCTATGCGTCCCTCCAGCCCCGGGGCACCTTCGAGCAGGTGGACTTCCTGTCGCCGAACCTGGAGCTACCGAACAGCCTCAAACTCGTGACGCTCGACTCGATCCCGAAGAAACGTCCTCGGAAGACGTGCTCTCGTAACTAGTTGATTTCCTTCAGCTTTTTTCGGGAGTGCCCCAAATACGAAGCTGTGTTATACTCTGGACATGTTCAGGGACAGGGACAGGGACAGGGACAAGGACCGCATCACGACCGCCGAGCTGGCCGAGGCACTGGATGTGTCTCTGGCCCTGCCCGACGCCGTCGCGAAGGCCCTGTACGAGCGGCCGGTGGCCGAGCTCACTCCTCGCCAGCTGGCCCGCGTCGTGGAACTTCTCAGCACCGGTGAATGGGTGTCCGTGATCTGAAGGTCAGATCCGTACCCGTCACCTCACCCGTAAGGGAGCATCTGCATCATGGCACTGCGCAAGATCACCATCGAAGTGTCCGAGGACAAGGCTGGCACGTTCGAGTCCTTCCTGAAGGGGCTCGCGACGCCCCAGACGCCCGTCGCGGGGGACCGTCTCTTCTCGCTCGCGATGGGTCAGGCCAAGCAGCGCAAGCACAACGTGGAGCGCAACAAGGAGATGCGCGAGGCGGTGAAGATCGTCAAGGAGCGCGGCCTGCTCCCCGCGAAGGGGGCGAAGGCCTAGC